GAAAGAAATAGTATAAGCCCCGCATACGCATTGTTGCAGAAATTTATGCATTCGCCGTGGAATATGAGTAATGAAGAAATGGCGGATGCTGTGATGCAATTGGCGCAGTATGTGGAAGACGGGGAATTCTGTGATAATATGGCATACGTTAATTCTGCTACATATCTTCAGCATTTCTATTCGCTTACCTCTTTTTCTGAAGAGGATATCCGAAAGAAAATTCGCTGTGGCATAGACAAGATGTATGATAACATAGAAACTTTGAATCTTCTTGACAAGCAAAATCTAGATCTTGTTGAAACTGCAATCCCAAAGGAAAGCCGATGGGTAGTTGAGTATGAACGTGAGAAGATGAATGAAATAACGAAAGCCAATTTAGATGCAGATATTAAAGAGGTGCACCGCCAGTTTATCGAAGACCTACCCACTTTAGCCAATAGACTGACTATTCAGTATGGAGATACCAAGACACCGGATTTCCTAAGTTATCCAATATTAAAGCATATTCCTAAGAAGGATATTACCAAGAAGGTGAATAATATACAGCCCAAAGAAGTGATGGCTCTCTATCAAATACTGAACGGACGTTTCTTACAACAGGTTCCATATCCCGAAGTATATGATGCAGAATTGCCATTTGTGAGGAATCTGGAGCAAGCCTTAGCGCAGAAAAATGACAATAAAACGACCTATGCAGATATTCTGATTGAAGACTATCTAAAGGATATAATTAAGAAAATACAGAAGTAAGAAGCGATGATAAAAATAGCTGATTTCAAGAAGTTTGTAGATGGTTTATTGAAGCCAGTGAACAATAAGGCTGGGAAAGTAGATGCCCGTATCAAGGCACTGCTTCCATCTGCTGGTGATGAAATAATCCTGTATAAGGATTTCCAGAGGCTGGGTAAAGGCTTACTGAGAGAGCAACTACTGGACGGTGTGGATAACCAATGCTATATAGATATAGTGGAGATTATTCATAATTATCTTGGCTGGAATCAAAACGCCATAAAGGGTTTTAGTGACCCTTGTTGGCAAGACGTGATAGCAGCCTGCAGGGAGGAAAAGCCCTTGCAGCAACCAGATCGGCTGAAAGAATATGACAAGGAGCACAGACTCGCAGCAGCGGCAAAGCGGTTGAGAGAGTTTGGTCTCCAAATAAAGATTGAAGGATGCAGCTATGTGACAGAAAATGATGATATAGTTTTTGATGCCTTGATCAAATGGATTCGCGAGGCAGGTGGAAGAAGGTTTTTGAAGATGCTGTTAGCGCAGATGGAATATTTGGAACCTGAAGGAAGATTTTTGACCGATATGAACGGCAATACTCCCAATCCTAAGGATGTGATAATAGTAAAGCCATACAATTATCTTGTAAATTTGGCTTTGGCAAATATCAAAGCAGATGGAGGAAGTAATAGAGAGGCTACAAAGGCATTCGGAAAGGCTATACGACTGGCAACTGATTACTGTTTCCTTAAATACCCTGTTCAGAACTTCGGAAACTTATGGGGAGATTTATTCCACAGAGATAGAGACACGGTGGAGTTTTTTAGGGATTTGGTGTATAAGGAGAGTATTTTTGGATTGACGCAACATTCTGTTTGGTTTACTAAAATGTTCTGTGAGCGTGTACTTATGTATATGCGCGATACAGGAAGGGTATTGGAAAGCGGATACACATTTGATGAATATGAGCGATTGATGAACGATGTCCTTTCTGCTGCGGATACATTGAAATGTGTGGAACTAAAAAAAGACAAATTGAATAAACTGGGAATCAAGGCTATTGGACAATTGATAGATGATGTGTCAGCAAGTGATGACGTATTAAACAAAGGATTCAGAACGCCACTGGATGAAGAAAAAGAGAATGCCTTCAACAAACCACTGATTAAAGCAAATGGTAAGATATATGCCTTGCCTGTTACAATAGGTTCATGGGGGTGGTTTGAGGCTCTGATGACGGTTGTACGTAATCAAGAAAAAGAGGACAACCAGAAAGATATAGATAAGGAAGTCGGAAAGTTGATTGAGAATTATATCAAGGAGAAACTTGATGAAAAAGGCATAACGCATTGCAGTGGCACTTATCCTCCACCAGAAAAAGGAGAAGCAGATCTTGTGGTTGAGGCCACAAAAGGTATCATGCTTTTTGAGATGAAGAAGAAAAGTCTGACTAGAAAGGCCAAGTCTGGAAATGAGTTTAAGATTGTAGCAGATCTACTGGGAAGCCTTATAGATTCACAGGCCCAATGTTTTAGGACTTCGCATCTTATGATTAAAGATGGGTATGTGGATTTGGATGATGGAAACGGGAATGTGACAAGGGTAGAGAAACAGGGTAGAACGGCTGAGTGCATCTCGATATGTCTAGGTGCTTTTGGTCCACTCCAAGACAGAATGCTTATCAAGAGCATTATGGATGAAATGTGTAAGAATCTGTTGACTGCTGAGTATGAGGGCACTGATAAACAAACCATCAAGGATGTTAAGAAGTTCAACAAGGACATGCAGAAATGGATGCCTTTATTAAAAAAGACTGATAAAAAAAGCAAAAAATAGCAGATTTGAGCTTTTGTTTTGAGTTTCAAGTGGTTGTGGTAGTCGTTGGCTTTAAGTGGCATTCGTGAGGAAATGCGAAAATGGCGGATTTGAGAAGTGGAAACGCTTTCAAGTCATTACCTCAAAGAAATGCCCTAATAAGCATATTTAACGGCTTCGGTTCTTACTTCTCCATTCTGCACAGGTTTAGAATTTGCCATGCAACTCTCATGATTTAATTTTGCACCGAACAAAAGCAAGGAATTATGAGAAGTACATTTAAGACAGTCTTCTATGTAAATGGAAGCAAGGAGAGAAACGGAATTGTCCCTATCATGGGACGAGTGACAATCAACGGAACTATCGCACAGTTCAGCTGCAAGCAGAGCGTAAGCAAGGCGATATGGGATGCCAAGGGCAACAGAGCAAAGGGAAGAAGCAAGGAAGCCAAGGAGGTGAACTTTGCGCTTGACAACATCAAGGCTCAAATCACCAAGCATTACCAACGACTTTCCGACCGTGAGGCGTTCGTTACCGCTGAAATGGTGAGAAACGCTTATCAAGGCATAGGCATGGAGTACGAGACATTGCTCAGAGCCTTTGACAAGGAGAACGCAACCTTTGCCAAACGTGTGGGCAAAGACCGAGCTGTTAGGACTTATCGCAAGTATCTTGTGGTAAGAAAGTACGTTGCCGAGTTCATCAAGTTTCAGTACAAGCGCAGCGACATGGCAATGAATGAGCTTACCGAGGAGTTCATCCGTGACTTTTGCCTGTACTTGAAGAACGTTGTAGGGCTTACGCAGTCCACCATTTGGATATACTCCATTCCGTTGAAGCATATCGTCACGGCAGCACACTACAACGGCAAGATACCGAGAAACCCTTTTGCCATGTACCACGTTGACCCAGACCACAAGGAGCGTGAGTTCTTAACCTTGGACGAGCTTACCGCCATGACCGAGATAAAGTTGGAAGACCCAAACATGGCATTTGCAAGAGACCTTTTCGTTTTTGGCTGTTGGACAGGTATCTCTTTCATTGACACAAAGAACCTGACGGAGGACAACATCTGTATGATAAACGGTGCTCCTTGGATAGTTTCCAAGCGTCAAAAGACAGGCGTGCCGTTTCAAGTCAAGCTGATGGATATTCCGATGCAGATTGTTGAGAGATACAAGCCATTGAGAAAGGACAGCCACTTGTTCAATATCGGCAGACTTGACACTATCAACAAGCGCATCAAGAAAGTGGCTGCAATGTGTGGCATCAAGAAACGAATCTCGTACCACGTTAGTAGGCACTCGTTTGCAGTATTGTCCCTGGAATACGGTATGCCGATTGAGACAGTAAGCAAGATACTCGGTCACACGAACATCACCACGACGCAGATATATGCCAAGGTGACAAGCACCAAGTTGGAGCATGACATATCAGTCTTTGAAAATCGAATCAAGGGGCATTTGCCAACAATGGGAGGAATGGCATGAAAAGAACTGTAATCACTATGGACGGAAATGGAGAGTTTTCCATTCCGTCCAACTTGCAAGACTTGTGGATGATTGAGGGTGAATTGGTTGATATGCTTCATGTCACCGCCCCGAAACTCCATGCTGTGATAAGGTCAATGTACAAGGAAGGCTTGTTTTTGGTGTCGGATGTCCAACAGAAAAAGGAAACTTCCAAGGGCATTTGGCAAACGCAGTATGGATTCCCGATGATTGTTGCCCTTTGTTTCCGTATAAATTCATACGGTGCTGTTCGATTTCGTGACACAATCATAAAGAGGTTGTACGGGGCAAAAGAGAAAGGTAGTGTCATTATCCTACAACTCAATGGAGGGACAAACGCTATTAACTGAATGTCCTCTTGTCGTTGGCTTAATGCTGTCGTTCTGTCACGAAGAAGTACAGAAGCATTGGTATGAAGCAGCTTATTTGATGGGGATAGTCCTAAGCCATTAAAAGGGCGGACTAATCCCCTTATTTTTGTTGATTTGTTGAATATACAGAAAGTAGTGTTGAATATCAAGTATTTACGGCTCTACATACTCTCAACAAATATCTCAACAAAAGAAAGAGAATGATGAAAAGAGAAATCCTCAATGTTCATGCCTATGTTTCTCTTTTGCCCAGTGAAGTGTTGTGTAGAAACTTTTGTTGAGAACTTGTTGATAAGTTAAGTCTTTTATTTTCATTACCATACAACATATTCTCAACTACTCAACTGAAAAATACCCATCACTTGGTCTGCCGTAGAATGTACTTGTGGATTTATTGGCAACCGCTCTATTCTCCGAAATGGTTGCAGCAACGTTCCTTGGAGGCTTTGCGCCTCCAGCCACTTGGGCAAACCTCCGCAGTGTTTTAGCATGGCATTAGATTTATGCAGACTATACCGAGGACACACAGCGCATATAACACACTCGGCATAGTTCACAAAGTAAAACGACAAAACACAATTACTACACTTGGCAAGTTGCGCACTGAATATTATCACCTTGTCCTTTGCACACTTCAATAACAAGGTAGTTTGTATATGTGACCTTATTCTTCAATGTGGCAGCTTTGATTTTTGGTGCAAATTGCGAGAATTAAGGTCTGCAACCTTGGGCATGGAGAGCTGAAAGGCAAATGTCTCGTCTTTTGTTCTTAGAGGAGGGAGCGAGGTTATGTTTTGGGAACCCCAAAACTCCTCGCTCCACCATAAGGGCGGAGAATTTTTGTTCCCAACGGTCGCAGAAAGTGAGTGTACCAACTATAAACAGTATGTCGAATTACAAGCATGCATGAACAAGCCAGGAGAAAGGGTGGAAAACTGCCCACTAAAAGGATTCGCAAGCTGTCAAAGTTTGACACGAAGAAATTCTCTCTGCCAAGCTACGAGGTATTGAAATTGATGGCGAGAAAAACCAATCGCAAGTTGGCTGAGTATATCCGTGAGTCCACCTTGAACGGCAAGATAGTCCGTAGAAACAACACTGAAATGAGACCATAGTCTCGGTAGGGCATAGATTTAACCAGTTTATCCTCTAATCACATATTCAAATTCATCAAAATTCTCATACCCTAATTCTTCTAAGACTTGACGACTGTGTTTTCTGTCCTCTTCAGTGTTGAACTTGGGTATAATGGGGAGACGGAGGGTGATTTTATCTTTATGTTTGGCATGGGAGTAGAGCCAGACAAGGTTCTCAATAACTTGCTGATTGCCCTTGCCGGTATAGGCTTGGTAGATGGCAGGTGTCATGTCCTTGATGTCGATGATGAAGGAGTCGATGAAGGAGATGACTTCCTCCAAGTGATGGCGAGGCACGTTGAGGCTCGTCTCCATCGTAAACTGCCATCCCTCAGGACATTGCT